TTTTATTTTCAGATTGCTTTTTGCAACGCTCAAAATATTCGCGGCCTTTAACTACATATTGAGGTTCGCCAGAATTTAAGGTAATAATTGCATAACCACCTACTATTTTAGCAGGATTTTCACGGTTAAATGAATCAGGCTTGTGGGTAATTGTATGGATTCCATTGATGATATTTTCGTCAAAAAATTCACCATCGTAAACCAGCTCGGTAGTAATATTCTTTACTATTTCTTTTGAGATTAGCAGTTTTTTTTTGCCCCGATACATAGGAGAAAATATAACAGTTGGGACGTCTTTGCCGTCAATTTTCATATTATAAGGCACAAAATAGCCCTCTTGCCATTGAGGATTTAAACTCAATCCAGACTCAGCCGCCTGTAATATAGATAGATAAAGGCTCTCTGGATTTACCTTTGCGGCCCTTGTCAGAGCAGGGTCCGCATTTATTTTTAATTGAATGAACTGCAATTCCAGTTCCGTATGCAGCCCGTTCTTTTTATACACAGTATCCACTAAGGATACTATGTCATTGACATCTTTACCGGCCAATTCTGTACTTGTTACTTTTTTAATATTGCTCATATTATTCTATTTAGTTTATTGTTGCAAATATACGACAACATAATTAAAAAAAACAAATTTATTTTTATTATTTATTGTAACTAATTGAATACAATATGATTAATTTTTTATTATGTAGTATACATTAATCGTTATTTGCAAAAATGAAATTATCATTGTTACATTTGTACGACAATAAAAATTAAAAACTATAAATTATGAATCAAGTTAAGATTAAAAAAATTAATGTCAAAAATTTAAAAGCAGTATCTGAATTTACTGCATTTTTTGACGGGAAAAGTGCCCATGTTACGGGTGCGAACGGAATAGGCAAAAGTACTGTTATTCGTGCAATGGTTGACAGGTTGAGAGGCTTGTCACCTTCAATAATTACAAAGATTGGGGAGAAACAAGGCAAAACAGTTATGGAATTAACAGACGGCTGCCGATTTGAATGGCAATATAATGAGGAGGGTAAAGATCAGCTTGATTATTTTACGCCTGCAAGCTTTAAGCCTGTTAAGAGGGAAGTATTCAAGCATATTTGTATGCTTTATTTTCCTAACCAATTCGATATCAACAAATTTTTAACCACTACCGAACCCCGCAAAAGGCTTCAAATGATTTCGGAACTTGTTAATGTTGACTTGACAGAAATCCAATCCCGGTATAAAGAAGCCTTTGAAATTCGCAGAGATGCAAAAAGGGAGTTGAAAGTTTTGGAATCTCAAATAAGGCCAAAACCAGAATTTGACCAAAAAGAAAACGGCAAAAATTCAGATGTTGAGCAAAATAATGTATTAGATTTCGAGGCCAAAATTAAGGCCAAAAAGGAACAAATTGAAACAGAAAGAAGCCATTTGAATGGCCAATATCTATATAACAAGTCAGTTAATGAAAAAGCCGAAAATGAACACAAAGAGGCTTATAAAATAGCTCTCGATAATTGGATTGAATCAGAAAAATTAATTGAAGATTCAATAATTCAATTCAATGATGAACAAAATGAAAAAAATCAAATCATTTTGGAAAATCAAGCAAGATTAGATTTTTTGGTGAAAAATTATCAAGATATTGAGATTGGAAAATTCATTGATTTTTTTGGAATTGGTAAATTTATTGATGAATTACCAAAAACAGAAATATTAAAAGTTTATATTCAAAGCCAAAAACCCGAATTAACAGCTTTGAATTTAGCCGATCCGATGCCAACACCGGACAATTTAAATATTTTGAAAGCCGAATTAAACGAATTAGAATCTTCATTATTCAATGCTCAAAATGAATTAGAGCAAAAAAAAGCCGAATTAAGCGAATTAAACAACGCTAAACAGGTATATGATATTCAGTTAAGGCAATGGAACGATTTTAAATTGCAGATTGATGAAAAATTAAAAGAGGTGCAGGATTTAGAGGAAAATGTTTCGATAATTTTACAGGAAATAAAAGCAATGGTTTCTGGTACAAAATTACCAGCAGAGTTCTCAATTGACTTAACAGACAAAAATGATATTCTTTTCCGTTCAAATACTGAGAGTGAATTTTTGCCGATAACCAATGAAACGTTGGCAAGCTCGGCTATTTTCATTGCAGCGTTCAAATTACAGGCTAATTATTTAGATTCCTTTAGGGTTGCACATTTTGACGTTTCTTATCTTGATTTTGAGAATAGGCAAAAAGTATTAATTGAAGCAATTTCAATGAACATTCAATTGCTTACTGAAAGTCCTGCATACGAAGAAAGTCAAAAAGAACTTCAATATAAAATTACAGAATTATGAAAATAACACAAGTTCTTAACCTATCCAATGATGACTATCATAATTCAGAGGAATATAAGGATTATTGGAGTTCATCAAATTTGAAAAACTATATAGTGTCTCCACGTGAGGCACTATATCAAAAGACAAAAGAAAAAGATGCTCCATCGCCTCAAATGGTTTTCGGCTCTCAGATTCATGATTTTCTTGCATCAAAACACATAAGAGGCCAAAAATTTGAATGGAATGTTTTTGAACCTCCTATTAATCCAACGACAAAAGAGCCTTATGGAAAAATATCCAAGGCTTACCAGGATGCTATTTTAAGGGTAAATAATCCAATTTCATCAAATGATATGGAACTTATACATGATATTTGGGATATGATAAGAAATTCTGGATATGGCTGGTATTTCGAGCAAAATATTATTTCAAAAGGTATTGCAGAAGCTTCTTATTTTGTCGATGCTGGAATTCATAAGTTTAAGTATAGACCTGATGTGTTGACAGAAAATATTATTTTTGATTATAAAACTATCAACAAATCACAGTTCAATGAACATGGAATAGCATATGTTATCAAAGATAGGGGCTACGATATTAGTGCATCCATGTATCAAGATTTCGAGCATGAAAGAACTGGTATTTGGAAGCCATTCTATATTGTTTGGATTATGAAAGAACCTCCTTTTGATGTCTTAATTCACGATATATCTGATCGCTGTTTTGAAACTTTCGGAAAAAATGAAGTAATAGTCAATAACGGTGCAATGACTTGGAGAAAAATAAGGGATCAACACGAACTTTGTCAAACTTCAAATCAATGGCCCGGCTATGCAAATAAATTTGACTGCTTCAATGGTGCCAGGATTAAGCAATCGAGTTTAGGATTTGATAATTATTTTGATAATTTTGAAATTGATGATTAGCAACCAATTAATTTTAAATATATGCAAAACTATCGTATTATTCTGCAAAGCTTTCAATTGAAAGCAAAATCGGTCAAACAGTTACATGAACGAATAAAACATAACGAAGATGAAAAGAAAAAAACAAATGCAGCGACACATGATATGTGTACGTTTTGCAAAGATGGAAAGAAGAAATAGTTTTTAGTTTTTTTGTTAGGAGAGGGATAGCATTAACGGGGGTTATTTAGCTATCCCTTTTACAAAATCATTAATCATAGCCAATTGTCGTATATAAATTGTTTAATTCTTAAATATAAAAATATGGAATATAAAAATAGATTGATAGATAAAGAAAATTTAATAGTTCTAATGAAATATTTGACATTAAACAAGCCTGAATTAGATGAATTTAATAGAGAATGGGGATGGTATCCCGGACTTTATCATCCCAGAATTGAGTGGCTTGAAGATCAAATCAATCAATTGAAAGCAATCATTCTCCTCTGCAAATGATTGCATACAGTGTGTTATAAGCATTTTATTTAATATCAAAAAATATGTTCGTAAATTTTAAAGAATCGGCAGGAAGTTTAAAACTATACTTAAACATGTTTGGTTTGAGTGCAAAATATAATGATTATCATGAAAATACATTTTATTACAAAATTCTTAACAGTAAATTTAAATCGACAATAAACGCCGATTCCGAATTACAGGCACAAATAAAATTAAAGGAATCTTTAATTATTCTCAAAACCACTCAGGAAATTGAGAAAGATCCTAATGTTGAAAGACTGAAAAATATTTTAGGGATGAATAAAACATCATTTAAAAGTTAAATAGCTGCCAGAATTGTACTTATTTTACAAAATATGAATTATGAAACGATTAATCGATAATATTTGTTATATTTGTAATTCATTTAATAGTCTGCCAACATGAAATTAGAATTTACATATTTTAACATATACCCTACAAGGGCAAAATTGCAATTAAGGTTTTCTTGGCAGACTTCCTTTCTTGCATTTTGTTTTTTGTAGGGTTAATATTTTATAGATATGGCAATAACTAAAAAAATAAGATTTGAAGTATTTAAAAGAGATTATTTTAAATGTCAATATTGCGGGAAAACACCCCCTGATGTAACTTTAGAAGTAGATCATATTAAACCTAAAAGTAAAAAGGTGACTGATGATATAAACAATTTAGTTACTGCTTGTTTTGACTGTAATAGAGGTAAAAAACATATCGAATTAAACAAATTGCCAAATACAATTATATTAAATTCTGAAATATTAAAAGAGAAAGAATCTCAGTATTTAGAATACCAAAAATTATTAACTAAAATAAATAAACGAATTGATTCAGATATACTCAGAGTAGAAAATATCTATAATGAAATGTTCCTAAAATACTGTTTTACTGAATCGTTTAAAAGGGTAAGTGTAAAAAATTTCGTTTCAAAATTAGGATTAAATGATGTAATGGATTCAATGAGTTTAGCATGCTCAAAAATAAATGATCCTAGTGATGCCTTAAAATATTTTTGTGGGATTTGTTGGAATAAAATAAAGAACAATGTCATATAGATTTACAAATACCGACAAATGGAATGATTCATGGTTTTGTGAATTAACTCAAATTCAAAAACTATTATTCATTTATTTATGTGATAATTGCGACATAGCTGGATTTATAGAAATAAATTATAGAAGGTGGGCAAATGATTTGAATAGTTCAAATGAAACAATTGAAGGGGCTTGCAAGGGGCTTGCAAGGGGCTTAATTATATCAAAATCAAATGATTGTATTTTTATAAAAAATTATTTGAAACATCAAAAAAACCTTCCTATAAACGAAATGAATAAGGCTCATATTGGGATACTGAAAAGATTTGAATTATATAAGCATAAATTTGAAGTTCAAACACTTAATGAATTATTTGAAAGGGGCTTAGAAGGGGCTTGCAAGGGGCTTCAAAGCCCCACAGGTATAGGTAATGGTATAGGTAATGGTATAGGTAATGGTATAGGTAAAATGGCAAATCATTTATTTAAAAATTCTCCTTATTTCGATTTTGAGTTATTTAAAAAAGAAATTGGAGAAAAGTATAATGATTATGATTTAAAATATTACTATGACACTCTTAAAAATTATTCAGAATCAAAAGGTAAAATGTATATGGATTGGTTAGCAGCTGGAAGGAATTTTATACTTAAAGATGTAAAAGATAATAAGGCAAAGCTAAAACCAAACGGTTCACCAGTCCAAACAAAACCATTATCATCAATAGAAAAATTAAAACTTACTAATCCTGGAATGAAATTCTTATGAATGGAAAACTACCACCCCAAGACAACAACTTAGAGATGTCGGTATTAGGCACAATAATAGCCTATAAGGATTCAATATACCAAGCTTCACAAATATTGAAGCCAGGAACATTTTACAATCCAATGCACAATTTTATATATGATGCAATACTTGATTTGTGCGGTCAAAGAAAACAGATAGATATACTTTCAGTCACAAATTATTTGCGTGAAAAAAATCATCTCGATTATTGCGGAGGTGCTTATTATATTTCGCAACTTACCTCAAATATAAGTTCCGGCTCTGGGCTAGAAGATCATTGCAAGATTCTTTATGAAATATTTCTTAAAAGAACAATGATTGAATTATTGATGAAATCAGTCCAAAAACTTGATAGCAATTATGAAGATGATATTTTTGAAGCTTATAATAATTTGAGTGCCGAAATGAGTCAATTATTTGAACTATCTTTAAGTTCTGATTATCACAACATGATTGATGTTATAAGCTCAAGATTGAATGAAATATCTGAAATAAAACCAGATCAAAATAATATAATAGGAATTGATTCAGGATTTTCAAAGCTTAATAATTTTGCAAATGGATTCCAACAATCGGATTATATTATTATTGGCGCTCGCCCTTCAATGGGCAAAACTATAATAGCTATTTTGATAGCAAAAGCAGCGATATTTAACTCAAAAAAGAAAGTATTGTTCTTTAGCCTTGAAATGGACAAAAAAAGAATTGCAGACCGTATTTTAGCTATTGAAAATAATATTGATTCAAAAAGAATATCATCAAACCGGTTGACCGATATTGAATGGAAAGAACTTGATAATTCCATGGATTTATACAAAAACAAAAATTTCTTTATTATTGACAGCTCAAATTTGAGCATTGAGGATATTAAAGCTCGGGCAATAACACTTCATAGAAAATTTGGTATTGATGAAATAATTATTGATTATATTGGATTAATTAAACATTCATTCCCTAAAAAAAATACGGTCGAAAATGTTACACACATTAGCAAAAATATCAAATCTTTGGCAAAGGAAATTAAATGCCCTGTTATTGCACTTTCTCAACTTAACAGAGCCGGAAATGATATGCCAGTCATGAAGGATTTAAGAGATTGTGGGAGCCTGGAGCAAGATGCCGATATAGTTTGGTTATTACACCGCGAAGATTACGAGGGCAAAGAATGTGATAGTGATTCAAAAAATGTGATTATCAATATAATTGCAAAAAACAGGAATGGAGAAATAGGATCATTTTACACTTATAGGAATGATAATTGGAGCTATATTGGAGAAACTCAGTATGATGATTTTAAGAGTTTAGCAACTTCAATGCCATTCAATTATTCAAACGGAATAGAACAAAGTGACGATGTGTTTTAATTATGAATATTCAAACGAATTTCAAGAAATAGAACAAATACCATTTTAATACCAAATTTCAAAATAAACCTTAACTGACCTGCATTGAAAGAATATGAAAAATAAACAAAGCAACTCGGATTATGCCTCAAATGTCGAAAAGTGCATAAAGCAAATTATCAAAGATGAAGAAAAAATAAAATATAAATCAAATTCAGAAAGACAAGCATATCAAAAACAATTATCTTTGACTATAAAAAAAGCTTGTAAAGATTACAATTTAAGCGAAAGAAATATTATTACAATTTATTACGGATATTTCAATACTAACTTAATAAAAACAAACTATGAAAAAAACTAAAAGATGTGTTCTTACTGGATGGTATAGAAGATCCTTTTGGATCTCCTATTATGGAAAAAAAAGCGAAGGCTGGAAAGAAGTAGTATATCCATATCAAAATTTATTTGGGCGGTGGAAATGTGTTCTTGAAAAATAAAATAAGGTTATAGCCTTAAAATATAACAAATTTTTAAGGTTATAGCCTTAAATTGAACAATTTAGTAACAATTTAGCAAAATGGATAGAGACCCAAAAATATACGAAAAAGCAAGAGGACATAATTTTAAAAATCATCCTGAAAATATAAACAGGAAAGGACGTAAGAAAAAGATTTATACAATCCTTAAAGAGAAAGGTTTTGGCGGTGAAGATATTAAAATCGCATTTGGAGAACTTGCTTTCTATTCAATGAAGGAACTTGAATCGGTTAAAAATGATGAATCAAAGCCTATAATTGCCAGAATTATTGCAAATCAATTTTACGAGGCACTGAATAAGTCAGACTGGTATAAAATAAAAGAAATTTTGGAACATGTGATTGGCAAGCCTCAACAAAATGTAGACATCAAAACCGATGGTGAAAAACTTAATCAGCAAGAAACAAAGGTTGTTTTTGTAAATGCCAGAAAAAATAAATAATAATGGAATTTAAGCCTCTTGATGTATATGAACCATTATATTTTACTCCAAAAAATGTAAGGTATATATCATGTTGCGGTGGCCGTGGGGCTGGAAGGTCTCACAATTCGTCTGAATATTTGATTTTCAAGATAACAAGAAAAGTATACTTTCGTGCTTTAATTGCAAGAGCTTATTATTCAGACCTTAAAAAAACAACATGGCTGGAATTTTTGGATAGGATAAATTCAACTGAAGGACTTGATATTGAAAATTTTGAAATAAACAACACCGAAAAAATAATAAAATACAAACCCACTGGCAACACAATAACCGGAATAGGATTCCATAAAGCAGCAGGTAATAGAAAAGCAAGCCTTAAAGCCTTTGCAAATGTTACAGATTTACTGATTGAAGAGGCTCAGGAACTGACAGAGACGGAACTTAATCAAATTGATGATAGCCTCCGAACAACCAAAAGCCCAATAAAGATAATTTTTGCTTACAATATGCCTGAAAAAAGCCATATTCTCATGAAAAGGTTTTTTGATTTGCAACCTGTTAATCTGGTTTGTGGAAATGGAATCAAGCACGAAGGATATTGCAAGGCTATTCCAAAATCGGAGCGTGATGACCATATAATGATTTTTTCTACTTACCACGATAATTATGAAAATCTTGATAAGCATACTATTGAAAATTACGAACGTTACAATTTTGAAAACCCGGAACATTATTTTACCGAAATTTTGGGGCTTGTTTCAGGCGGTGCGAAAGGTGTAATTTTTAAATATGAAATAAACTGGTTCATATATACCGAACTCCCAGATATTGATTTTTATGAAACATACGGATTGGATTTTGGCGGTGGAGGTGTCAATGGAAATAGGAACTGTTATCCTGATATGTTCCAATTTGATGAATCTGACGGGAGTTCTACAACAGTATTGGTCAGGCTGTTAATTAACAAATCTTCAATGAGTTGCTATGTTAAATTATTACTATACAAGGCTTACATTTCACCTGATGAACTTAGTAAAGCTTGCCAGCATTTCACAATTGAGCCAGACGGCAATTTCTTTAAGAAAAAAAATATTCTCGCAGATAATGCCAGGGCTGACAAAATTCGGGACTTGATAAATGATGGACTTAACGTTATTGGTGCAAAGACAAAAGAAGGTGGCTCTAACAAGGTAGTAACTGGAATAGACATCATGAAAAAATACAAGATTTTTTTTCTTGAAACTGATATTCCATGCCACATGGATGCAAACAATTATAAATGGGAGGTATCTAATATAACAGGAGAATTAACAGGTAATCATGTCAAGAAATTTGAAAATGTTATTGATGCTATCAGGTATCCTTTAGTTAATTTTGATTTATATCACTGGTCTGTTATTGGAATTTTTTTTTATATTTGTAGTGCCTAACTCGGAGTAATTAACTGAGGAAAATCGGAAGCGATAACCGACGGCATTACTTCTTTTATCGCATTATTAAATTATCGCAAATATGCAAACAGAAACATGGATAGATATACCTAGATATTTTGGATATAAAGTATCAAATTTTGGTAATGTAAGAACTTTAAAAAAGAAAAGAGATTTAATATTAAAACCATTTAAAAGCAATAGTGGATATTTATTTGTAAGATTATTTGTTAATAGAAAATTTTATAATAGATACTTGCATTCCTTAGTTGCAATAGCATTTCTTGATCACGATCGTATATTGTCAGAATTGATTATTGATCATATTGATGGCAATAGATCGATTATTCAGGCTTTGTTTTTTAAATAACAAATTATGGAAATAAAGAAATTTGAAAGTATTGATTTTGTCAAGGAAAATATGACAAGTATGGATTTTGCAAATGCAGTGGGCAAAATGCACAAGAATATTCTTAGGGATTTGCGTGAAATGTCTGTAGCATGGGAAAAAGTAACTGGGCTCAAATTTGAGCTCAATGAGTATAAAGATAGTATTGGACGTACTTTGCCAGCCTATAACTTATCAAAACCAGAAATATTATTTATTGCTTCTAAGTATGATGACGAATTAAGGGCAAAAATCATAATAAGGTTAATGGAATTAGAATTAACTCAAAAAAGAATGATGCAAGCTCAATTGGATTACTTTTGGGGTAAGTCAGATCAAAACGATATTTATAATAAGCAATTATGAAAATAAGAATAAACAACAAACAGACAAAAATAAAACCAGCTTCGGAGCTTACTGTAAAAGAGTATATTGAATTGTTTGACCGGCTCAATGAAAAGAGTACTGAAATTGACATTTTTACGAACTATGTTTCAATAGTAACTGGCTATCAGGTTTATACTATTTTGAAGCTTAATTTTGATACTCATTCTTTCAGAAGACTTACGGCTTACATAGGTGAAATCTATGCACCGAAATCATTTCCCGAACTGAAAACTTTCACATATCTAAAAACTGGAGAAATTTTCTTTCAAAAGAAAATCGAATGGCGAACGCTTGGAATTAGAAAACTTTTGGAAGCAAAAAAAAGCGATAACCAGCTCGAATTAGTTGTTTATCTTTTATCGATAATTGTTTCAAAAGATTATGATTCTGATACTATTGAGGAAATATACAGTGAATTGATGGATTATAGGGCTACAGATATGTACGGTTTTGCTGTTTTTTTTTTCAAAAAATTAATGAGTGGTTCAAAACACGAGACGAACTTTTTAAGATTGCTACTGAAAAAAGTTTCAACAAACATTCAGAAATTATCAAACAAATAACTGGCAAAAGACTATACAGATATAGCATTATAAGCGAGATTGAATTTGTATTGGAAAAAAGATTTGCAAATAATATCCATGATGCTTTGAAAATAGATGATGCTTACTTAACTTTGTCACAATGCTCCGAAATTGAAAAACAGGATATTGAGATGAAAATTAATGAACAACTCACAGCAAAATGAACCTATTCGCAATAATTCAAAGCACACTTGATACGCTTAACAATGATTCTGAATTGTTTATTTTAGAACGTGCAAGGGCTGAAAATGCAGAATTGGAACACACGAAAAGCGTTATAGTCATATATCCTGAATGGAAGACTGATAACAAGTTAAGCGAAGGCAATGAACTAATCAAAACAAGAACTTATCAAATTGATTTCAAAACTCCTGATGAATTTGACAATTCCGATAACAATCTTTCAACTTCTTACAATAGCATTACTTCAGTAGACAGAATTGAATCTATGGAAATATTAGCTGATTCGATTTTTTCAAAAATTAATGCAAACAATGGCCTATGGCCTGAAATTACTAAGAAGCTTCAATGGAAGGTTCTTAATCCAATTTTGAGGGCAAACAATGGCACCATGTCCGGGGTTTCAATTCAATTAACAGTAACATTTTCAGGAACAATAATATGCAATTATGGCACTTGATACGGAAATAGTAGGATTAAAATCAATAGTCTTGTATGTCAATGAAGGAATAGTTATACACCGTCCAGACATTACGAAAAAAGACCGCGTAGAATTTACAGGCAATTCTCTTGGATCTGTTACTGTTTCTGAAATAAATCAATATCCAAAATGGCAAAGGGAATTAGATTATTCAGGAAATTATAGAATACAGTTTGATGACAGTTTTTCTTTTTTTTTGCATGGAATAAATAATGAAATTCCAGAAATATTGCAAGAAATTAGAAACAATAGGCTTGGATATATAGCTGTAATTACTACAATTGACAATTATTGTTATGTATTCCCAACACCTGTTTTCATTGACAAAAAAAATACAAAAAAGGAAAATTCAAATAGTTCTGAAGTTGTACTCTCATATAGAGTTCCAACTTTTGAAAATAAACTAATAATTTCAGGCATATAAATAAATAATAATGGAGGCGAAACAATGACAGAAGTAGATCCTATTTTTACAACGTGGCTAAATTCAACTCCGCCCGCTTATCCTAGTGATATTCCTAGTATAACAGGATTAGAAGCAACTGAAAATAAGGATGCTTCAAACGGATATGTAGGGCTAACATTATACGCACATAATTTCTGGAATGCAGCAAAAACATTCCTAACAACGGTTATTGGAACAGCAACAGAAACAAGAACTATTCTACTGCCAAATGCGAGCGGAACACTAGCATTAACAACTGATATAGTAAACAGCCGCTTACAATCCTATACAACAACAGCAACCGCAACAGGAACGACTACCTTAACCGCTGCATCCAATTTCATGCAGTATTTTACTGGCACATTGGGACAAATTATTGTAATGCCTGATGTTACGACTTTAGTTTTAGGTTTTCAATTCAAGATAATCAATAACAGTACACAAGCTTTGACATTAAATTCAAGCGGTGGAAATTTGATTATTTCTTTGGCAGCTGGTAGCGAAATAACATTGACCTGCATATTGATAACAGGTACAACCGCTGCAAGCTGGTCAAAATTGGCCGAAGCTGTCAATATTCCAGCAAGTGAGAAAGCCGTAACAATCGGAACTACTGGATTATAGACTAGCTATGATTTGCAAGCTCATATAATTGCAGTTGGGACATTGGCATCTCAAAGCTGGGTAACTGGTCAAGCAACTTACACAGGATTGCAGGGACAATGGACGGCGGATGCAAATTACAAATATGATTGTATTGCTACAAACATTTGGATAAGGACACCAATCAATGAAGCAAGGTATGATAGCAAATTGAACGATGTTCATTACGTAATTGACAGAGAAACAAGCAATTCTTACATATACGTAGTATACATATACCCTTCACATCAAGGATTATTTGATATGATTAATGCCGCTTACGGATACGAAATTATTAAAATTGAAACAAGATGAACACTTTAAGGGTAAAAGTAGTGAGGGATTCAACAGGTGTAGGGGCAGATACATATAATGATGACCTAGGAATAGATTATATCGATGTTCATTATATAACAAATAGAAATGGCAGTTTAAACGAAGCAAGCGATTAACATGGAAACAATAATCAAAATAAAGGATAAAAAATTAATTAAATAAGAAAGGATGAGCGACACAATTCTAGTGACTTTTATAGTGCAAATCTTTGGTATTATAGGCTTTTTCGCCAAATCGTGGAGCGACAAAAGAGCAAACCAAAAAGAAACAACTACCAGGGATAAAAATTTCCAACTGAAGGTATTAGAAATCCAATCTGAAAATACTAATATCAACATGGAATTGATAGAAATTAAGGATATGCTGAAAACCCATATAGTAGATAATGATTTCCAGTTAAAATATAAAAACGCTCTGCAAAACAGAGCTACTCATGAACTTTACAAGCTTCAAAACCTTTCAACGCAGCATCAATTGATATTGTCTGCATGGAATGAAATAATAGAAAAATTCGGGATTAAGTGGTATTATTCAGATTTGAGAAAAGATCAAAAGGACAAAAAAGCGAATGGAGAAAAAATTCAAACTGTAAAAAAAGATATACAAGATACATTAACTCATGAAATAAATCTAAAAATTGAGTTCATGGACAAAATAATCCGGCAAAATATTACATGCCCAAAAATAGTCCAGGCATCAAAGATGTATTTCGATGAGTTCATCAATGGCAAAAGAGAAAATCTAATGCCTATCCACTCACGAACCGAACTTTTAATTTTAGCCTTGGCCGAAAATGGACTATCAAATGATGGGTATATTGATTTATTTGAAAATTATCTGATTGAATTCTATACAAATTATAAAAGAAAATTGGACATTTGGCAATCAATCCCATGTCCTGAATATCAAGATATAGACTAATGTTTACGAGAAAGAACTATAATCAAATGCCTGAAATTGTAATTGATGAAACTTTAAATATCATTACAGTATCAGGTAATTCGATACCTGAAGATTCGAAAGAATGTTGGTACCCTTTTATTAATGAATTTGAATTTCTATTCGAGAAATGGCCTAAAATAACGTTTAATTGGAAATTCGATATATACAATACTGCAACAACTTCACATATTGCGAAAATTTTCGATATGCTTTTTAAAGTTTCACAAAAAAAAGAAGTTGTAATTAATTGGTATTATTTGTTGGCAGATGAAGACATGATGGAAGCAGGAGAAACTTATAAGGATTTATATAATTTTAATAAATTTAACCTAATTGTAAGGAAATGATAACAAATGTATTAATTTTAACAGCCTTTGCAGTTTTAATAATTGTTGGGTTTTTGGCTATATTGGCTTATTTGGAAAAAAAATATAAAGATTAAATTATGATAGTATTAAAGATAGTTATTTTGTCCCTAATAGCTATTGTTGCCGCAATGGTTATTATAATGATTCAGGATAAGCGAAGTTGGAATAAGAAAAAAGGCTCAAATTAGATACATGACAATAATTGAAGGCATAATAAAAGAAGTTGAAAAATTCAATGATTCAATTCGTGATGCCTTGGATTTAAAGAACATTTCAAATACAAGGGAGGCCTCCAATTCATTAAGGATTGATTATGGAGAAGATTTTGTGAGTTCGATTGGTATTTTTTATCTTGAATTTTTGGATACTGGCAGGGGTACAGGTAAAATGCCTCCAATTTCTCCGATAAAGGATTGGGCAAAAAATAAATTCGGTGTTGATGATAAAGAAGCTTTAAGTATTGCGTTTGCAGTTGCTCACAAAATAGCTGTTTTGGGTACTGAAATTTTCATAAATAATTCAAAAGGGATTGAACTTGAAAAAAAAGTATTAAATTTGAAAGAAAATATAAATGCAAATGTTGGACAATATGCAGTATCTGAAATAAAACAAGTTCTTGACAAATATAAAAAATTATATAACTTAACACTAAATTAAAATGGCTGTAAAAATCTATCTTTCAGGTGGGGCAATCAATATTGAAGGCCTTTTTGCAGATGTAACTTCAATAAATCAATCTGCTTTTGATTGGAAAAAATCAGGAAATAATTTTTCTGTTAGGGACAAAATAGAAAATCAATCCTATGAATTAGGTGTTATTGCTGATATTCAGGATAAAAACGGTGTTGCTTTTACTACAAATGATTTATTTATTGAGTATCTGAACCGGTTAGCCTATCCAGTTGGCGGTAATTTTGATTTAGATGTTTCACGTGGATTAATCCAAGGCGTTTCAGCTGTTAACAAATTCGGAGCTGCTCCATCAGGCATACAAATAACCCCAACAGATATATGGGATCGTGCAGATGCAACGCCAACTCAACAAATTTGGTTAGCTCCAACGGCTGCAAGGATTCATAGTTTTGTTTCATCTGCTGCTGCTGATAGTGCTGGTTCTGGAACATTAACCTTAACTGGACAACCTCTAAATACTGAAACAGTTACAATTGGGACAAAGGTTTACACCTTCCAAACTACATTAACAAATGTAGATGGAAATGTGTTAATAGGCGCATCAGCAAGCGATTCGCTTGATAACCTTATTGCAGCTATTAATTTGGACGCTGGTGCTGGGACTCTATATGCCGAATCTACAACTGCCGGAGCAAATGTTATTGCAGTTGCAGGAGCTGGTGATACAATGATTATTTATGACGAAGATAGTCAGGCATTAGCAACAACAGAAACGTTGACCAATGGTAGTTGGGGTGCGGTTATTACAGTTGTTGGCAATGGTGCAAGAAAAATAAGCATAACAGGTCTTAAAACATGGGATGCAGCGGAGACAAGCGAGACTATAACACTTCACGGGACTGTGGCCGTTAATTCTGTTAATTCTTATGTGATTATTCATAGAATGAAAGTGTTAACATCAGGCACATCGGGTCCAAATGTTGGCGCAATAACCGCAACAGCTGCAACCAATATAACCGTAACTGCTGCAATTTTGGCTGGCAATGGTCAAACAGAAATGGCAATTTATGGCGTTCCTTCGACTAAGAAATTTTTTATCAAAAAATGGAGATGTAATATCGATAAAGCTTCTGTAACGGGTGCTTCTTGTGATTTTCAAATAAAAGTAAACGAAAATCCAGCTGTGCAACCGACTGTATTTTTAAGGAAACATGATATTTCTCTGCAATCGACTGGCGCAAATATGTTTGAATCTACTTTTGATCCTCCATTTGTTTATTCGGGTCCTTGTATTGTGAAAATTCAAGGAACTGCAAGTGCAGCTGATTTGGACGCTGAAAGTTCATTTGATGGATATTTAATTGACAATTAAGATTTTATGTATACATATTTATTAATTTAACACTTTTAAAAATGGCTTTAGATGCACAATTGACAAAAATTTCGGTTCATGCAAGCAAGAAACCTTCAGGATTTACTGATCCCGGTGGCTCGAACCTTACCGCCTCAAGTCCAACTTATCAGGATTTGGCTTTAAGTGTAGCAAAATCTGTAGTGGCACTTTCAACAGTAAAAGCAACGACTTTTGACAAAATTAGAACTGATGTTGCTGTGGGTATCGAGAAACAAATTGCGGACAAACTGGCCGCTGAATTTGACGATACAGCAAATACTATCACTTATAACATTGACTGGAAAGATGTAAACCTTAATCAAAGTATTGCATCAGGATTCTATACAAATGCAGCAGCAGCATATGTCTGTATAGTAGATGTTTATGTAAATGTAGCAGCTGTATAATGGCAGTAACATTGTCTTCATATCCTGTAACGGTTGAATCCGGCATAGTTAATAATATCTTTGCCGGATTTTCATCATGCAATATCGTGCTTAATAGGCAAGATTTGCAAATTATAAGCATTGCGCAGGGTGTTGATGACAAAATTAAAATTACAGTTTTAGGGGATCTTAGATCTTCATTGATAGTCAATGAATGGATTTATCTACAATCACAGGGCAGTTCATTTTTGTATATTGGACTTTACAAAATTTCAACCGTTGTTTTTGTAACGCCAAATACCGAAATCACGGTAATTGGTGATTATATCGAAAGTACAATATCAGGATACATCAATTATAAGCAAAATTGGTATCTTGAAGCAAAAATAGTTAATCCAGAAAACACATTAATACAGATATATCCACAAATTTTACAGAATGATGGAAGTCCAGAGGGAATTATTGATATTGATATTACAATGCTTGTCGACTATCTTTTAAATGAAATAAAAGATACCAGTCAAGAGATACTAAATGCAAGGGTACAGGCTCAAATGATGTATCGGGAAGTATATAGAGAAAATTCAACAGATCCATTTATTTTGCTTAACGAAACGCCAATAATAATAATTTTTGCGGCTGAAAATTCCGAAATAGAAAATATTGTAAATGGATTTGACGAACCGAGAATTTATGATGGGTATCCATTTTTTATAAATATATTGCATTCAAACCAAAACAATATTGGAGAAATTCCCGTATTACAATTTGATGAACTTGATATAAACAAAGGAAATTTAACGACTAATAATCATATATATGCCTTTAATTCATATGATTATGGGATATTGCAAGGAAATTTTAATAATAATATTTTGCCAATTTCGGCAAATACAGAATATATTAAATTTGTAGGATTAATTAGTTTCGCTGATTATGCAACCTATGATTATGATGATGATGATTATTTAACAATTAACACACCTTAAAATGGCTATCAAAAATAGAACAGAGGCAATTGCGGAAGTAAATGCAAAGCTAGTTCCAACAATTACTGCTGCAATTCATAGAGATAATCTAAATAATGACATTCTTAACAGTGTAAAATTCGATAAAGATGTTATAGGAACGGAAACGCCTGTTGCTGGAGCTGTTACGGTTGATTTTTCCACAAAGGATCTTGCAACGCTTACTACTATTGTTAACTTGTCTGTAACAATCACAGGTCTGGAAAATGGTGCTGAAAAATATATTAAAATAACAAAAAATGGAGGAAATGTTATAAGCTTTGTATCTACAACCGATGCAACAACACACAAAATTTATATAAACAGGCAAACTGGAACTTTCATCTACAAGATAACCAAAAAAGACAATGTTACATATGCACAAATACTAAATTTACCTCCTTACGATAATCGTTCCGATAGTTACAGATTAACTGCTGCTGGGTATACAATGACGGCAGACTTTGAATTTAAACAAGTTACTACACAAATAGGCCCAAATACTATAACACTGCCTGTAACTAGCACATTAGCGCTTGGACATTCTTATCAAATATCAAACAAGGGAGGAGGAAAATTAACGATTAATAGTTCAGGATCTAATTGTGTTGGGTATGTCGAAATTGGCCAGACAATTGAAGTTATGTGCATATTGACATCTGGGACGACAGCAGCAAGCTGGCAATTATTGCCTGGCTTCCCAAATACTGTATCCGATACCATCTATTTTAATGAGCCGCTTAGTTTCAAGCTAAATATGACTGCTGGTATATTATACACAGCCTTAGTTGCTACACCAGTTTCACCTTACGTTGCTGCATCTGGTGTATTTACCGCCCCTGCGGCTGGTGTTTATTCATTTAATGCTATATTAGCTTTTACATCTGTTGAAATTGCTGCTACAAATCTCTATATGGCATTTGTCCATAGCACAGCTGGCAGTTTTGAAAAGGATATTGATCCTAGGATATTTGCTGCATCGCCTGCAAGATATTCAATGTCATTAAGTTGGACGGTTAAAATGGCAGCAGCAGAAACTATGTCTTTAAAATACAGGATTACCGGCGGTGCTTCAACTACAGATTTGAGCGGAACATTCAGTACATTCAGTGGGTGTAGGGTTATTTAAAAACAAAACATGGCAGCTACATTCCTTGATTCAAAAATATGCAGATATATCAGGCCAGATTCTGTAACAAATTCTTTAGCCGAACTCTATGAATATTATATAGTCTGGCTAGGTGTTGATGGAGGGGTATATTGTTGGCTTTTTGAGGATTTTACACAAGATCAGAAAATTGATGGGGATATAATAAATCAAAAAACTGATAATATATCCAAGATTTTCAAAAGTTCACAAAAAACTATTTCTGTAATTGCTGAAAATTTGACTGAAAATGAGTTTGACGTTATTTCAGATATAACAAGGGCATTGGTAATATATAGATATTTTAAGGATGGAACCAGGCAAAAAATATCTATCTTGACAGATTCGATTGAAAAACCTAAATCACAGTTCCGGTATAATTTGCAGCTTGAATTTATGGAGCAGGAAAATAGATTAATGAAATGAACGGATTCAAAGAGAAAATAATACTTGATGTTTTTGAATTTCTTGAAACAAAAGAATTGAAGTATGCTAATTTTGCAAAAGAAAATCTCACTGAATTGGCTAAATATTATCACATCAAGATAACAAAGCAAGCACCAATTAATTTGAAAGAAGCTTTTAAACTGTTTGTAAAAAATGGATCTGGCTATCAGGTAACAATACCTAAATTATATAATTCATTATAATTCTGATATATGGCAATATTGAAAATAGACAATTATGAAGTTTCTCTTGGAAATAACAATTTGGTATTTTCAAAATCAGCATATTCATTTCAAGATTGGATAACAAAGGATATTCCCTACTCCGAAAGGATAACTTTGCCAGAAACTTCTTTGCTCAATACTATCTTTTTTAGACCGTACAGTCCAGAAATAACAGGCCAGAAATTCTCTCGAAACCACACTTTCAAGTATCTTGACAATAGTAAAATAGTCAATTCTGGAATAGCAAGGCTATTGTCTTTTAATGACAATAATGAATATGAAGTTCAATTGATTGATTCAAGTTTCAATTTATTTTCAAATATTGATGGTATTTTGTCAGATTTGGATTTTGAAAGCTCAGATTTTACATATAATTCTGGTTCATATGCTGATAAGAGAGTACTAAATTCAAGCGTTTGGATATGGTCTGCAAGCTCCATGCACACCGATAAAATACTTGCAAAAAATATATTGAGCGGTAATTTGGCATTTTCACGGCCTTTTTTGTCCGCAAAAAGGTTAATAGAAAAAATGTTTTCTGACAATGGATGGACATATACGCTTGATGATAATTCAAGTTTGTTTGACAAAATTATCATATCTGCAAAAAGCAATTTTGTTTTTACTTCATATGAAAAAAAATTTAATGCTACAATTTATGCAAGCGATCTAAATTTGTCGATTCCTGTTTTTTTGAAAACTGATACCTTAACAGGAACCACAGTTTTGAATTTGACATATAATTCAACATTTAGGTTTCGGGGCTATATTGATGCTACCGAAAATATGGTAATTACAATTACAGCAACGGGACCAAACCCTCAAGTGCAAAATTTACAAATCAACAAAGGATTGTTCTATTATGATTTGACAAGCAATGAGTTTCAAGCGGGATCTGCTGTTACTTTCGCTTTGTCTGGGGTTAGCTCTATTGAACTTATAGATTTTATATTGTACACAATCATAAACGAAAATGATTTCGGTGCAATGTCCGGGGCTATATTTACAGATTTTAAGGTAAAAACTTACGATAATTTGCCAGAAATTACGCAAAAAGAATTATTCAAACATTGTCTTGTGAAAATTGGAGGGTTTTTTACAAGTGATAATTTTAGCAAAAAAATAATTATTTCTTCATTGAAGTCATTGAACAAATTGAATGTAGTTGATTTTTCAGCAAAATATATATATAATAGCGATAATGTCTCAATGCTTGAATATTATGGCAAAAATAATTATTTCAATTATAACAATAATTCTGAAAAAAGCACGAATTTAGGTAAAGGACTATTTACAATTGACAATGAGGTTCTTGAAAATGTAAAGGATATTTATAGCTCAATATTTGAAGCATCCAGCGAGGTTGTAATAACAAATTCTATGATCGACAATTCTATCTATGATGATACAGAAAGGATTCTTGACACTAATGTACTTATTGCTTATTATGAAGTTATCGGTGCTTATACAGTTGCTAGGTTTGATTTGTTAAATGGCAACAATATATTATTGTCCTATTATGAAAATTTTATAAAAGCTATACAAAGAGGTGAAATCTTTGAATCAAAATTTAATCTCAATAAATCTGATTATTTCAATTTTGATTTTACAAAGCTTATCTATATTAGTTCTAAAAAATCAATATTCTACTGCTTAGGAATTTCAGACTATTCAGAAAACGAAATGTGTACTATTCAATTATTAAAATTTTAGGCTATGGCAGACGAGCAAATTATTGTAGATATACGGGTAACTAAAGATGATATTGTCAATGCCAAAAATGAAATGGATAGGCTTACAATGTCAATTGACAATTTATCAAGCGAAATAAAGGATGCGAGAGATAAGAATAAAGAATTGAACAAATCATTGAAAGAAGGCAAAATCTCAACTGAAGAATATAACAAAGCAGTTACAAAAAATAATGTTGAAATTGCACAATCATCAAATGAACTCAGAAAATTAAAGAATGAAAGGAACGCAAATATTAACGTTCTACAAAATGAGAAAAGTGCTTACGATGCTCTCTCATCAAAATTGAACCTAGCACGAAAAGAAGCAAAAGATTTGGGTGCTCAATTTGGCATTACTTCGTCTGAATTTAAGAATGCAGCAAAAACAGTCAATCTTCTCGATAATGAACTCAAACAAATTGATGGTGCATTAGGACAACATCAGCGAAATGTCGGAAATTACGGATCTGTTTGGCAAGGTGTAGGAACCGATTTGAAAAACCTATTCCTTGGCGGTGGAATTGTTTTCGCAATCCAAAAGGGTATCGGCATACTTACAGATTTTGGCAAAGAATCTATACAGGCTGCAAGCGATTCACAACAGGCATTTGCGAGAATAGAACAGGCAATAATAACAACGGGCGGGGCTGCTGGATATACAGCTGAACAGCTCAATGAAATGGCAGCTGGACTTCAAAAGATGACTATTTTTGAGGATGATCAGATTTTGACAGATGTTACATCTCAATTACTTACTTTCACAAATATAGCAGGGACACAATTTGAGCGTGCACAAAAAGCGGCACTAGATATGTCAACTGTTTTAGGCAAAGATTTAAACGGTGCAATGGCGAAATTAGGACCGACTTCCATACAAATTGGAAAGGCTCTTAATGATCCCATAAAAGGGATAACTGCACTTTCAAAAGCTGGTGTACAATTTTCAGAGGATCAAAAAGCTGTTATAAAATCATTAGTAGAGACTGGCAAGGTAGCCGAAGCACAAAACATGATACTTAACGAACTTGAAAAAGAATTTGGAGGACAGGCAAAAACAATGGCCGAATCTGGGTTGGGTCCAATCGAAAAACTTAAAAATAGCTGGGGGGACTTTAAAGAACTTATAGGAGGCGGATTAATCGGAATAATAAACCAGCTTGGAAAAATAGCAGGCGATGTTTTGGGTAAGGTTGTTGAATGGTTTCAAATTTCTTCAAAATATATAGTTGATTTCATCAATGGCTGGATTGGATTATATAACGAAAGTACTTCTTTTAGGTTGTTAATCGAAAGTATATCTGTCACTTTTACAACACTTTATCAGACTGTTAAGCTTATAATGAATGGTTTTATTGATGTTTTCAAAGGGACTGGCAAAGTTTTGGCATATACTTTTAATCCTGCAAACTGGGGCGCTAATTTTGGCGAAGGTTTGAAAAAAATAATTCTCGAAAACAGCAAAGAAGTTATTACTGATGTCCTGGCTTATGGTTCAAATGTCGGTAATGCTTTCAATCAGGCTCTCGAAAATTCAAAGAATGGAAAAAAATCTTTGATTTCTCTGGATGATGTAAAAGCTGAAAATGTAAAAATAATTGACGAAACAAAAAATTTTACTGATGAAATTACACAAATTAACTCCAACGCAGATTCCGAAAAAACAAAAAGAGCTGAAGAGGTTTCGAAAAAACTGATTGAAATAAACAATAAAAAAAGACTTGCTGCTATACAAGATGAAACAATTTTAAAAGATGAAAAAATAAAAATTGAAGGAGAACTGTTGACTGCTCAACTATTGTCACTTGAAGAGGGTTCAATAGAAAAAGAACTCTTGATTGCAGAATCCCAAGAACGGATCGCTGAAATAGAAAAAGAATACAACGAAAAACAGGAAAAGATTGCAGCCGAAAAGATGAAAAAAATAGAGGCGGCAAACGAAAAGATAGAAAAATTAAAAGACGATGCCGCAATAAAAGAAATCGAAAGACAAATAAAAGATGTTGAAAACTCAAAAGCTACAACAAAGGAAAAAAATGATAAAATTATTGAATTAGAACAACAAAAGAATGAAATATTGATTGCAATTGAGCTTGAAAAAGTCGCAAAAGCAAAAGAAAATAAATCATTAGAAGAGGCAGAGCTTCAAGCTATAATTACAGAATCGGAAATAAAGATTGCAGCCATTGAAGATGAGTTTGCGCTAAAGAAAAAAGAAAAAGAAGCAAAGGAAAAAGAGGAACAAATAATTGCACTACAAGAGGGTGTAGAAATAATTAGAAATCAATTATCACAAATAAATGCAATAGTAGAGGAATTCGCAGGGGCACAAGCTGCAACTTTTGGAAAGGTAGCCGAATCAATGGTCGGGGCTTTTAAATCTGGAAAGATAACTGTAGAGAGCGCTATGAAAGCTTTGCAAGGTTCGTCTAATGCCATATTTGATGCTATAAGGGAAAGGGGTCAAGAAAACCTCGATGAAAATGAAATGCTCAGACAAAAGGATCTTGAATTAGTTGGTGACAACAAAGAAGCTCAGGACAAAATAAATGTCTATTATGATGAAAGGGCAAAAGAAATGAAATTAAAGCAGTTCAAGATTGATAAAGCACAGGCTTTAGTTGAGATTGCAATTTCTACCGCCATGGCTGCCGTCAAAGCCCTTGCAAGTACATTCCCACCGTTATCATTTATTGCAGCTGGTTTGGCTGTTGCTTTCGGAGTTGCACAGGGCGCAATAGTTGCAGCCCAAAAGCCTCCTACTTTCGGAAAAGGAACATCTGATATTGTCAGTATTGGCGATTCTCATGCTTCTGGAAATGATGTTGATGTTTGGGGGTTTTCAGGTGGTAAAAGGCAATTTTTTGGAAAAGTTGAGCGAGGCGAGGCAATGCCAGTGATTAGAAAATCGGCCGCAAATGATTATCTTATCGCAAAAATGAACGGCCAATTTTCAGGACATAGCAAAACATTTGCAAATGGCACTCCTGATATTACTCAATCGAATAATAATGCAGCAATAGGGCAAATGAACTCGGAACAATTGGCAAATGCTCTTAGCAAGGTTACTATTGTGGCAAAGATTGAAGATATAACAAAAGCTGCAAGCAAAAAAATACAGATAGTTGAAAATTCTAAATTTTAGCACAAATATTTTTTTCTGTAATATTCCAAGTCCTCAGATTTGATCCGATATTCTGATCTCATTCCGTGCTTTACTTTTATTGCAGTAAGCTTTTCATTTTCTTTCCCAACCCCGTTTCGGACATAATTACGAATTGTCGCAGGCTCTACATTTATTATTTTTGATGCTTCTTTTATTGTGAGCATAATTCGTATTTTTTAAGTTTGTAATAATAAAATAATTGGTCTATAAGCCCATCGCAAGGCTTTTGTTTTGAAAAATAAACAATCATTTTCCTTGCATTTTCTAGTTGCATATAATCAATACAGCCTTCAATAGATGCTCTTATTTTTTCAAAATTTTCGTACATAATTTATTTATTTGTAAACGTTTGTAATTGCATAAGTAAATATATCCGGTAACTGTTAATGTACTGGTTATTATTGTCTTATAAATTTTAGTGGCGAATATACACACGTTAGCCGTCATTATGAATGCGCTCAACTTCCTTAAATAATCTTGGCATGAAATCTCCAGACTTTTTAAAATTTGTACCCTCTTCAAACCACGCCAATTCTTGTTCAGTTACTGGGAATATTAGATTAGCTCTTACAGTTAATTCAATAAATAACGAACGGCTAACATCAGCTATATTTAATTGCTGGTTATCTGCGATATTCAAGTTTTGTTCTTCGTTCATATATTTGTGTAATTTGACAGTTTAGTATTTCAAAATCAGCAACTAAACATAGCTGTAATCGTTAGTTGCAATAACCAAACAATCCATTTACGATTGGATAATTGATTATTAAAATTTCGGTATTACGTTTTTTCATTGATTGACGTTCACCGATTGTAATTATTTCTAAGTTCCTTTGCTTTGCTGTTTCTAAAATAAAAGGGTGTGCAAATTCGCTCATAGCAGCTTTCATTCCCGAATTAAAAGTAACATCAAAGCAATCATTTACATCTTGCTCAGTCCATTTTTTTTGATACTTTTCAGTTTCAAAATATGGTGGGTCGGAATAAACAAAAGTTCTTTCTTTTACTTTTTCTTTGGTGAATGAAATTTTATCAATAACATTTCTGAAATCTTCATTTAAAAACATATTGCCATTTTTAACCAAGTTCAAATATGTTTTTTCAATGTTGTCTAATAGTATTTGCTTTGAATTTTCGCCATTTCTGAAATGTAATGAATTAGGTTTACCCATGTAACCGAAATTTGATATGACAAGAAAATAAACAGCTTTTTCAATATCATTTTCAGGTGTTCGGGTTTTACATTCGTCCCAAAAAGTAGGATGAATTGGTATCATTTCAACATAATTTTTTAACTGTTCTTTTTTTCTCATTAAAACAGTAAAGCAATTATATACATTAATATCAATATCATTAAGAAAATTATACTTTGCTTTTGGCTTATTAAAAAACATTCCACCTGCACCAAAGAATAATTCAATATAAGTATTATGAACAGGAAAGTATTTTACAATATCCTGAGCAATACGGCTTTTATTTCCTAATCGTCTTAATAACATCTGATAAATGATTGAAAAAATGCAACTAACATCACACATAGCGACCATGCCGGATCTTCGGTGGTGGTTGATACTTTTATGTTATTTAGTTTCATTTGTAGTTAATTTAAACATCTTTACTATTTAATTCCGGCACTGCGCATGTGTGTGTCCGTTATAAGCAATCAGGACAAATCATGCGTAAACCAAAAACGCAACCACAAAAATCGAAATTCGATTAATAAATATTCATTAGTTGCAATTGCATTATCAGTGGAAATCATAAATCCAACCCATTGAAATTTTTTAATAATCCCAATAAAAAATACGTTTTTACCTTTTTCGTAATATTTATAATTGTTCTTCATTTTAAACCATTTAATTAATTTTTGAATCCAATTTTCTTTAATATTTTCTTTATCTTTTAAGCATTTTTCGCACTTGCATTCTTTTTTAGCACTTTCTCCACTTGCATATTGCAAATCGTGTAATTCAAATCTTGGAAATCCATTTTCCATATAAGTAAAAATTAAAATTAATAATCTGCTTATAACATTGTATATAAAACATGCCTATTCTGCTAATAACAAAAGTATTAAAACTACTTAACAGTTTTTCGATTTTGCCGAATCGTAAGGCACGTTTCTTATACATATTCGTTATCAATAACTAGAATAAACACATCTGCTGCGTTTCAACTTCAAACCTGCTTTTTGAATCTGCAAAATAATCTTTATCCTTTTCGCAAATCACAAATTCAGCAAATTCAAAATAATAAGCCTCAATTGCGGAGCTAAAACTGCCGCCGTGAGTATCTAAAACTTTCATTTTTTTATCAGTAAATCTACTAAATATTCGTTTATAAAGTCGCCTTGGCTTTTGTGTCGGGTGTATTCTTTTTTCAAGTTTTTTATTGTTCCCTTCAACTATTTTACCGTCTCCATCGCTGCCCTGAAGCATTCCATTCCACAAATATTCAATTTTTCTAACTGAGCTAAATAAATTAGTCCATGCCATTTCACCGTCCGAGAAATCATTTGAGCCGTTTATTTTATCCCAGAATATACGCCCTGTTGATGTTGCTTTTTGTTCAAATTGAATATAGTTTTCTCCAAAAATTATTTGTTTTTTTGAAACTCTAAAAAGTTCATTAAAATATAATTGGTCTGGAAAATTATCATCCCATCCACCGCTTTTATATTCATTAAAAATTAATGATTTTCTACCATTTCTTTTATCAATAGATAATCTATGTGTCCCATCTTTTCTAAATGTTCTACCTCTAGTTTTACTTCCATCTTCACCAAGCCCGTAAGGCGGATCAACAATAGCCAAATCAAAATATTTATCTGGGTATTGCGCCATAATGTCCATGCAATCAGCGTTTATTAATTTAATGTTTCCTTTTGAGTATTCCATGATAAGATATTGATAACACTTTATAGCCGATAATTGGCTGGTTTAACTTTATTTCATTTTTATAACTACTTTTGCAGCCAACATACGGCTATAAGTTAGCCGTTATACGCTACAAGAACTGCGAATCATCAGCAGGCTTATAACCAAATTCGATTAAAACTGGTATAAGTTTTTCAAGATGTTCTAAATTCATAAGCCTTCTACTCTTCAAAAAATGGACTAAAGTTTTAGCAGGTACTTTGGCCTCTTTTTCGAGCATATTTACAGAAAGGCAGCGTTGCCGCCTTTCTGTAAAATAATTTTTTATGTTGGTTAGTTCTGAGTTCATTAGTTAAATCCATTTTCACCGTCATAAATTGCAACCCAATTTTTACGGTCATTAATAACATATTTTTTGCTCCTAAACTCAACTACCATTTTATCCCAGTTGCTACCTGTTGCAGTTGCATAGCCATGCTCCAAAACTTTCATTTCTTCACGAAACAATGATGTATCATTCATTGCCTCAAATAAATCTTCGAAATTCTCAATTGATTTAAACATTTCTGAAATAAAATGCTTATCATCATTATTATTCAGATTAATTTTTGCATATGTTCTTGATTCATAACCAAAAATAATGTTTGCGTCATAAAATTTTATGAGTTTTAATTTTTCGTTTAAAGATAATGTTTTCATTTTTATAAGTATTAAGTTTAACATTTACTTGTTTAATTATGTACCAAAGATAGTACTATTTTGTGAATGTACCAAACTTTATACAAGTATTTTTAGTTAATAAATGTTAAATATTAATAAATTATTGAATATAAGCGTATAACATTGTTTAACCGACCATAAAAAAGAGAATCTTTGTTCTTTCTTTTCTACAAAAATAATAAAAATTACGTAAATTATATAATATATTTTGACGAAAATAAAAAAATGTCGTAATTGTGCTTTAATTTTGAATAAAAATAGCACAATATGGCAAAGCCTATCATCCTATATGATGTAATAGATTCAGATTCAGCAAAAAAAATTACTGAAAATATTATCGAGCATCCAGAAAATGAACCCCTCGAAATATGGATGAACAGTCCAGGGGGATCGGTTTCTGCTGGCTGGTCAATCCTTGCTGCACTTCAAAAAAATCGAGGCAAAAAGAACATTACAGTTATGGGCGATGCTTCCAGCTTTGCTTTTTTCATGCTTCTTTTTTCAGATAAAAATATTGCTTATGACACTTCAAATTTTCTAATTCATAGGGCTGCAAGCTTTTTGGAAGAATTAATGAATGATGACGAGCTAAAGGATATTGAAGAAAGAAATAATATTTTAAGATCAAAACTAGAAAACAGAATAGACCAGCAAAAATTCATTTCTGTAACAGGAAAAACATTTGACGAAATCTTTTCAATGGAAAACAGAATTGATGTTAGGTTAAATGCAATGCAAGCAAAAGAAATCGGATTGATTGATGAGGTTATCAAATTGGATGTAAAAAAGCGTAAAGATTTAGATTTAAAATATTTCATGGACATAGCCGCTTTGGCTGGTTCTGAAAATCAAGTTAATATTAATTTAAAAAATGAGAAAATGGGAAAATTAACCGATTTAATTTTCGGAGAGAAAGAGCCTGTTTTAATTGCTAAGATTGGTGACAGCCAATTTGTATACTCAAAACTAGAAGCTGGCGCGAAAGTTAAGGCTATCGGTAGCGATGTAAAGGCAATTTCAGGGACTTTTGAATCTGAAAACAAACAAATTACGGTTGTTGAAAATGAAATCACTGCCGTTAAGGATTTGGATTTGAATGCAAAGAAAATTGAAACATTGGAAGCTTCAATAGCTGAAATGAAGAAAAATCAAGTTACAGCAGAGGACATAAAAGAAGTTTTTGAAAAATTTGCAGAAAAACAAAATGCCGAAATTTCGGCTATTAAGGATGCCTTGGCCTCTGCAAAGTTATCGGTTTCAAAACCTAAGCTGCCAGAAGGTGAATTTGTTAACGAACCTGTAAAGGATTCAATGACTGTGGCCGAGCGAATTATTGCCGCCCAACAAAAAAAATATGAAGAAAACTTAAAGAATAGGGGGATCTAAAAAATGGCAGATACTTTCGTAAGCACAAATTATAATGGTGAACTGGATGAATACCTGTATAAGGTATTAGGACTTGGTGCGCAAACCGCAGAAAAAGGTGGCTATCACCTTATACCAGACGTTAACATGAAACAGGAATTGGATTTCGTTGAAACTACAGAAGATCCGATGACTGATTATACAGACGACACCCCGTCAACTGGAGCGACTGCAACTACTATGAAAAAAAGGGAATTAAGCCCTTTAAAATTCACAGTTTGGGGCCAAATTACCCCTTCAGCATGGTTGCCAATTTGGAGAAAATACCGTTCAATTGGAACATTGACACAATTGAGTGCAAATCCACAGTTTTTAAGGGATGTTTTTGAACTTGTGAAAAATGCAAGTGCAAGGCAATTGGATAAATTATTTTGGCAAGGTGATACAACAGCCGGAGCAGCATCTCCACTTAGATTTTTCGATGGTATTATCAAAAAACTTGAGGCTGATTCTGATTCAAACGTTATTTTCATAACACCCGCAGGAACTATCACGAAAAGCAATATTGTTTCAATTTTGGAAGCTTTTTACGCCGCTATTCCAAACAAGTTTTTTGATGATCCAGATTTCAGAATCCACATGAATACAGGTGATTTCAAGTTGTTGCAATATTTCAACAACGATGTGAAAAAAACTACATTCGGAGTTTTGGATCAGACTATCAGCCGTTTGTTTTTGGAAAAAAGAATCGAACATTTCAATAACATTCCAGCTTCTAAGATTGTTGGTGCAAAGACTTCAAGCGCAGCGAACTCTAACCTTGTGCTTGGAATGTATGCTTCTTTGGAATCTGAATTGATGGGACTGAAAATTGAGAAAAAAGACCTTTCAAACATTACCAGATACCGTTTTGACGGAATGGCAGATACTCAATACCGATTTGGTGGCGACATTGTTTATTATAAACCAGTTTAATTAGGAGGATTTAATTATGTTTAGAAATCAAAATTTCGCAGCCCAAACCCTTACAAATGCTGGTGTTATTTATCTTAATCCGATTCATAACTTAGAAAGTATTTTTGAAGGTTCTATTATTTTTACCGTAAAAGGGACAAAAGCAACTGGCACTTATTCACTTAGCGCACAATTGCAGGGCTCAAATAGTGCAGATTTTTCAACTGGAGTTGTTGATTTAGGATCAGCCGTAACACCTGCTGACACCGTTGTCGGAGAGGTTCCATTATCAGGAAATTCTTTGAATTATGCATTTTACAGAGTTGCAATAACTGGTAGTGGTACTCAGTCTACTAGCGTCATTGGTACTTACACAGCAAAAGGAAAGGACAACGTATGAGCTGTATAATTAATTCAGGTTCATTGCTAACATGCGATGATCCCCCAATTGGGGGGGTACAGAATTTTGTTATTTTGTACAATTATGAAGAATGGCGTGAAATGGTAGATTCTGGACTTAATGTAATTAGGGATTCAGATGGTACTATTTCGGACATTGTGAATTTAACTGGAATAAAAGGGTACAGATTTGATGTTCCGGACGAAACTGCTTTAATACTTGGTTCACCTGACAGGCTTGTTGACGGTGGATTGGATGGCTACGACCACAGTGTTTCTATGTCTATTTTGCGGACAAAACAAACTCAAAAAAATATTGTCAAAGCGATGTCTTTCGGGAAAGTTGTGGCCGTTGTTTTCAAGAAAAACGGAACTGGTGAGGTATATGGAGATGAGCAGGGCTTAAAACCGAGTTCAAACACATACAATCCAAACGATCCATCGAAAGGATCTGTTATTCCTGTAGTTTTAGTAACTTCTCCAAGAACCAGCCCAGAAAACCGTATGCCAGTTGATATTTTCAAAACTGATATATCTACTACTAAGGCATTGATTGAAGGACTTGTAATTGTTGGAACTTAATATTTTTGATATGGCAAAACATAAGCAAAAAGAAGAAATTCAAGAAAATGAGTTTGACCAAAATGAAGTTTCTGGATATATCGTAAGAGATGATTTAGGATTTGAGAAAAGAAATTATTTTATTGATGGACAAAAAATCCTTCTTGAGGCTGGAAAGCCAGTTTCAAATGAAATTTACAATCTTTTTTCAGATTATTGCAAAGAAATATTTTTCAAATAGTTTTTAATTTGTTGCTCAAAAAGCCCGTCCATCATGGGCGGGCTTTTTTAATTAAAACAAAACCAAAATGTCAGAATTAACAGGAAAATTCAACACGGATCAAGATTCAGGAGACGAAAGAAAACCACAAATTCAGGTAAATAGCCTGGATTATTTGGTATCAGTCGACCGGATTTCTACATATAGGAGCGAAGCACAAGGGATATACCTATATGGAGCAGATAACAACTATCCCAGAAAAATTATGCAATCCGCTGATAGGAGTAATTCACTTGTAACCGCAAGAAACAAGCAATCACAATTTATTCAGGGTCTTGGCTTTCAGGGCGCAACTTCAATTGATGTCAAAAACGGAACAGCCATAAAAATAAACACAAAAGGACAAACTTTGTACGATCTTTTGAAATTTTGTGCAGAGCAAAAGGCAAACATCAATATAGCCATCCATGTCAATTATAATGCTTTAGGTGAGGCTGTAGAATTTACGCCAGTTCAATATGATTTTGTGAGACGAAAAATCAAAATGCAAAATGATGAGTATATAAAGTATATAATAACGAACATTTGGCATTTAGAAAATGACTATTCAAATTTTAATTACGCGTCCAAAATAATGAAACTAAATGCATGGATGGAAAATAAGGAGAAATCAATTGATTTCGTCGCCTTAGAATGTTTTAATTATAATCCGGATCCTGCAATTGTTCGAAAACAAATTAAGTTGAGCGGGGGCATTGAAAATTATTCTGGACAATTGTTCTACATGAAGAGAACAGAAGATATATACCAAAAGGCTGTATATGATTCGGTTGCGGACAAATTCCAGTTTTTGTCCGAATGTGATTTGGCAAGTTTGAGCAATATCCAAAATGGCTATTCCGTATCAGGCATATTGAAATATCTAGGGTCAGCAACTGGCACAAAGGAGCTGGAAGAAATGAAACGTAAAGTAAACCAGACAAAAGGCGCTGTAAATACTGGCCGTGTTATTACAGTCCCAATTCCCCAAAATGCTGATAACAATATACCAACGAATTTATTTGAGCCTACACAAATGCAAAATATAGATAGGCTTTATGATTTGCAGTCACAAAAAGCCGAATCTGGTATACAACAATTGTACTCAATTCCAAACAGCTTAATTGGTAAGGATACCGAGGGAAATTTCGCTACTCAAAAAATGGAAGAGGCTTTTGATTTCTATAATTCAGTTACTGAGCAGTTAAGACAAGAACTAGAAATCGAACTAACAACTTTGTTTACAAATTCGATTTTTGCAAATCAGATAAAATTGCCTATCGAGATTGAGCCTTTACAGTTCAATACCTATACAAAAAAAGAAGCAGATAAGGACGAAAATGAGGCATTGAGGGCACAAAGTCAGGCACAATTAAAAGGGACTGTTGGGGGTGTGCAAGGTGTTTTAGCTATACAATCAAGCGTTTCTTCTGGAACTACTCAATATGAAGCTGGTGTTGAAATCCTTATAGATATATATGGTTACAGTGATGAACAGGCACGTAAAATTTTAGGTAAACCAATTCAGAATTTTTCAAAAGGAGATCAAAAAGTAGACGAAAAAACTAAAACAAATCAAGATGATACTGATAACAATCAATGATGTAAGAAAATATAGGCAACTTGGGAAGCAATTGAATGATGAGAATTTTTCTGGCCGTGTTTTGGAAATTCAAGAAAATGAATTGACAGAATTATTGGGAAAACCGCTATCTTATGATTTATTCAATTATCTTGAAACTGGATGGAATGCACAAGCAGGAACTTTTACCCGGATTTCAGATACACAATTTAGGGCGGAATCGATTGATCTGACAGCGTGGTTAGATTACGCAATACGTATTAATGAAGATACCTTTGTGGTTGTAAAAGATGCTGTACTTGATACAACGGATACTATCCTAACAATAGAAGGATATGTTTTGCCGACATTGTTAACTACTATTGAATTTAAGGTTGTTAATAATTATGTGAAGCTCTTAAACGGAACTGATTATATACTTGATTCAAAAACTATCCGTTTCAATGGATTGAGAGGTTTCATAATTTGGAAGTTTCTGGCCGTTTTTCTGGCGGACGGGAATGTTAAACAATCAGATGTTGGTAATTTTTCAATAGCAAGCCCAAATTTTAGGGAACCTCAAGGCGGCTCAATAACAGCTGCAAAGTCAATCTATCTGCAAAATTCGATAAGGGAAGAAAACAATATTTGTGAATTTTTGAACGATAATAATACATTATACCCACTTTGGGAGCAAAAAATTGATAATCAGAATATAATGAATTACGATTTCATTGTGATTTGAGTTTTGGTTTGTAATTTGTTTTATTAGTCTTTTTTGGTTTTAGCCCGGATTAGTTCCGGGCTTTTTTTGTTTATAGTGGTTAAACATGATAAAAGTCATATTATAATATAGTAAATAAATACAAACACAATAAAACATCAATCCATTTGCAGTGCTTTTTTAATCCCAAAATAGTAACTTTTTTGGGCTATTTTCATAAGGTTAATTCTTTTTGATTTCGGGCAATATCTTTTGCACAAATCTATGTGTTTATTATAGCTTATCCTTAGAATCGAATCAGCTTGCATTTCGGAAAGTGGAACAGGTATTTTGCCGTTAAAAAATTTCAATCTTTGGCCGTATCCTATGCATTCATATCCGAAATCATCATAAATATTTGCACGGTATCCTTCGCGAATTTTTATTTCTGCAATTATTTTCTCGAAATTATCAGTATAGATTTTATCAATTCTTTCTATTTTATTGATCCTGTTTATTTTCTTTGCTGGTGTTATTATCTTTGCGCTATCAAAATGAATAAATAAAATCAGGATTAAAAATATTGTTTTTTTCATTTTAAAAAATTAAAATCCAAAATATGAACAAATTTAAGGCAAAAAAAGTAATAATTGACGGGATTACATTTGACTCAATCAAAGAAGGCAATTATTATACTCAATTGAAAATACAGAAAAATGCAACAAAACCACAAAAAAAGGTTATTGAAATCAATTTACACCCAAGATTTGATATAATTATCAACAAAAAAAAGATAGGCTTTTATAAGGCAGATTTTGAGGTTTTATTTGAGGACGGGCATAAAGAAGTAATTGATGTAAAAGGATGCAGAAAAGGATGCGCATATCAATTGTTTGCGCTTAAAAAGAAATTAGTTGAAGCCTTGTATAATATTGAGATAATTGAGAAATAAAAAAACAGGCTGCAAATCGGTAAAAACAGCATGTTTAGTATATAATTAAAGCATTATTGATAAAGTCAGATCCGATTTATTTTTCTTTACATGAAACTGCCGTTTGTTTCATCAGCATCATCAATTTCACGTTTTTTCTCAATTACCACAAGCCCGGCGAATAGCAATATAAAGCTTATCAAACCTGCTATATAAAGTACTGTATCAAATGTTTCTTTTTCCATGTTATTGTTCGATTATTGCTATTTCAGGACAAATCGCAGTAATTTCAACAAGCTCGTCATTGATTGCTTGGTCCCTAATATCCTCAACCAATGCCTGTGCTCCAGGAGATAGAAGCGTGAACGAAACTTCCTTGCCGTTGATCTGTGCAAAGGTTTCAACCTCGATAATCTGGGCGGGGAACCCCTTGAAAATTTGCAGCTTCAGGTTGATAGATTTTGGAAGGTTAGAGTTGACAGTTTGCTCAAAATTGTCAGTCCTGTCACCGCTTTCTTTGGCCGAACGCTGGATGCTGTTGTTGACCGTGGCTGTGAAGTTCATCAGCTCGCTCACAAGCTTCATGTTTTCCTCTCTGGAAGTGAAAAAAGCACGGTTCATTTTGAAGAACATTCCAAGGCTGGAAGGTGTCCAAACCTTCCCAGAATTGATTCCGAACTCTTTGAATTTTGGATGCGATTCAAGCTTTCCCGAAACAGAACCCTTAAGGTATTCGTCGTGTTCGTTAGTAACGAGGCAGATAAGCATCTGCTCACGGTCAACGATTACATGGCTTCGTTTTGGTGGTATTTGGTCTATCCTTTTTGCCAAAAACTCCGCATGGGCACCAATTGTGCCAATGATAGCAATCCTTATAGGCGGTTTAATTTCCAGTTCGTTAACTGTTGAAACCTCGCGGATAACGATTTCAGCTGTCTTTTGGCCATCGGCCATTACAATTTTAAAATTCTCGTTTTTCATTTTTATAAATTTAAAATTTATTAGTTTTCAGTCCCAGTGCGCTTCATCTGGAATATAGTGCCTTGCAGTTCGTCTGCATATGCCGGACGGCTCTCTATAAGTTCTCCCTCCTCGTTGTAATATCCCACCTCCCTTGCATCCATGTCAACAAATTTGTAGCAGTTCTCTACTTTATGTTCTGCCTTGTTTTTAAGTCCCGTTAGCAGCCTTTTCTTTTCATCGTTCAAAGGTTCAAGCCTGAACTTGAACTCTGACATAACCGCTTTTTTGTCCTCCTCTATATCGTTGATCTGAATAGCCGTTTCTGAAAGGTGCTCCTTCATTTCCAAAAGTTGATCCTAAGAAAACCTTTTCATATAGCCTTTCTCCTCGATTTTGTCGCAGTTGTCTTTAAGGAATCTAATCCTTGATTCGCCTTGGTAATCTTTTCCTAGTTCTCTTTCCATAATTTTTTATTAATTAATTAATTAATTTTCGTGGTTTCTTTATTGTTTTATCCATCTTAGGATTGATTAATCTAATCGGAGTTTCAACATATTTTACAATTTTAAATGTATATGCAAGGCGGCCCCGTTCAATCCTTTTCAAAATTGCCTTTTCAGATACGCCTTCCATTAAGGCATATTCTGAAATTGTAAGTAATTTTCCCATTATTTTTGTTTGTTTATTTCTTGGTCAATCATTGCGTTTTTAGCGATCTCAAATTGTTCTTTATTCAAGTAAAACTCGAAATAAGCAAGTGGTTTGACATCTGAAATAATCATTTCTATTATTTCAGTCAGTCGCATATCATCAATTGTGCCAGCTTCTTTTATTTTTTCAATTTGTTGGCTGGAAAATTTGAAAGCCTTGTACTTTTGTTGGGATGCCTTCAATGAAATATCATAAGCTTTCAAATCTGAAATAAGCTTATCAAATTCAGGGCTTGATATTTCTTTTTTTTCGGGCTTTTTTGTTGTTTCTTCAATTTCTTTTTGATTTGAAACATCAACATAATCGACATCATTTGTGTTCAAATCGTTAAGCAGTTGGGTAGTATCGGAGTTTACCCCGATTTTGGGGATAACTGAATCCGCTGCATTTACAAGACATTTCAAACACATTTGATCGTACCATTCACGCCATGCCGGGGAAGTTTTACCACCCATTTTATTTTCAGATTGCTTTTTGCAACGCTCAAAATATTCGCGGCCTTTAACTACATATTGAGGTTCGCCAGAATTTAAGGTAATAATTGCATAACCACCTACTATTTTAGCAGGATTTTCACGGTTAAATGAATCAGGCT